CACGACCCATACCGATATGGTTTCAGATTTGTCTCCTGATTTATCGATAACTAAGCGCTACAGAGAAAAACTGGAGATCAACGGTGAGATTGTTGGCAAGTGATAACACTAACTGACAATCAGGACATTTTAGTAAGCCGCAATCCTAACGCCGGTAAGCACCAGCTTTCCCTGCTGAAACACATCTATGTCGAAAAGGGAACAATACAAGACTGGTATACCCTTCAGGAACTTCACTACAAGGGTCACACGCTCGCCGCTGGTTCAAGGTTCATCAGGTGCATATATGAGCATGAAGGCGAGCGTGTGCTGATCGGCATCATGGTTTTCGCGAACCCGAGGCCCCTTGATCGTGATCGTATGCGTGTCTTCCCACACATGAAGCCGAATCGAACCGGCACAGATACAAAGCTGATGAACAAGCACCGCATGATCGAGGGCTTGAACAAAAGATTTACCTGGAACAATCGAACAGTCCTTGACACGATGTATCGTTCCGCTGGTATTGCTTACCGATTTAAGAACTTAGCCTACCGGATGTATTGCACGGAATACAAGAAAACTATCGTTGAAAGCCGCAGCTCAATGGGTAAATTCAATCCATTTTCAATCAAAGCAGGAATGAAATTTACCAAGCCAACCCCGGCCAATGCTTTAGAAGTTGGCATTGAGTTTTTCAGGGCTAACTTCAGATCAAATCCGCATGATGTCGTTGCTCTTTTGGAAGAATTGCAAGCCATGTCGGAAGGAACCAGAAATTATATTGAACAAAAATTAAGGAAGTTTTATTACAAAAACAGTTCAATGGAAAAGTCCGGTGACAAAATGAATCTAGGCATGACCAGAGTTAACGGGCTAGATATCGGTTATGTTTTAAGGCAAACACAGCAAGTTGTTTTTGGAGCCACGGTTTATTGGGTTTGGGGGCCTAACCCCGATCACGGCAGGAAGCTACCGGAGAAACTACCGCTTCTAGCTTTCGATAACCAAGAGCCTATGGAACCGCTTAAATTGGAATTACTGCAATGACAGAAGAAATTCTTTTAACAGGAAAACAAACTTTAATTATCAATGTTTTAATAGCCGGGAACGGTTATGAGAACGGTAAGTTTTCTCCGTGTGACTTAGATCAGCTTATTGAAAGACTTGATTATCATCCTTCAAAACAAGCTATACATTTCTCACTCCGCAAATTAATCAAGAAAGGAATGATTTTCAAAGGTGAACGAGTAAAAAGAAGGGAAAGATGGAGGGTTTTAATCCTTCCCTCAAAACAAGCTAGAGAAATGTTTTCAGGAAAATTAAATAGTTACCTAGAAATAGACGAAAACGATTTTAATATCTAAAAATACATTTACTTTTCTTTTTATTATATGCAGAAAGTAATGATTCTCATTTACTTCTTATACTTACAAGTATCACTTGATTGATTAATTAATAATAAATAATTTTAATTCTAGTGAAACTTAAAACCGAAGGTTTTAAGGATTCAACCCCCTGCTTCTGGTATGGAAGCGGTAATACTTGCCCTAACCCAAGCCTTTAAAAAGGCTTTAGGTTAGTAATTACCGCATAAGACTAAACATTTCTGTATATGTTCTGCCCGATCCCGCTTTATCTGTATTTTGTGTTGTAACAAGTATTCAGGGGAATCCGCGTTAATACTTGTTACTCACTGACCCGGCTACAGAAACCCCTTTTGGGGGTCTACTCGACCTGTGGATGGTATTGTCAGTTACCCTTCTCCATCCCGCCACATTGATGTGGCTTATACGACTACTCCCGAACGTTCCGTTACACACCGATAAGAAGTAGAAGACTCACATAACTGATTATAGCTACGAAGTAAGAGGAGTATATAGTAAGTCACCGCTTATTGACAAATATTTTTTTATCGGATATAGTTCGTCTCGATGGTGTTTCATGTTGGTTCTCCCTTCTTGGGCGCTGCCCGGCGCCCATTTTTTTGATCAAAACAATAATGGCTGAAGACGTAACAGAAAAACCAGCACCAAAAAAAAGAACAATTAAAAACCCACGAAGCAGGAAGGGTAAAAATCTTAATGCCACAGAAAAGGCCGAAGCGGTAGCTATGTGGCGATCTGGTCAATTCACCCTAGATCAGATAGCTGCGAAACTAGACAGGTCAAGACTAACCTTTATTCGCTTGTTTAACGTCTTGGGCGTTGCCAAAGGCGAGAACAGTGCAGCGAGTGAGAAGAAGATTACGGAAGCTGTAGAAGCTGCTGTAGTGGGCAACGTAGCAGAGATTGCCGAAAGAATTAAAGACACCAAAGAAGACCATTACAAAATGGCTTCGGGCTTAGCAAAGCTAGTGTGGAACCTAATTGCGGTCTGCAAGAGAGAAGGAAAATCATTTCAAACGATATCGGGCGATTTAAAGGCGCTTCGATACGCATCAGCGATTCTTAAAACCTCCCGCGAAGAAAAATACGCCGTTCTAGGCTTGAACGAAAGAGAAGACGACGACGATAAAGATCCAGAGGATCTAGTTATTCGGGAAATTACTGCCGAGGAAATTCGAGACAGGGCGAATAGCCAAGTTACTGACGATGATTTTGGTCCAACCGATCTTGAGGAAATCGAAGTCGAGGATGGCGATTTACCATAATGGCGGCATTCAACCTTCTTTACCTTCACTCGGGGCAGATGGAGGTATATCAAAAGAAAAGCCGCTTCAAGGTTGTTTGCGCTGGCCGCAGGTGGGGCAAGACCGTTTTAGCCTGCTCAATGATGATTCGCTATGCGCGGATTAAGAAGCGCCTTATTTGGTATGTCGCCCCAAGTTACAGAATGGCTAAAGACATTATGTGGCCCGTTCTGCTTGAGTCACTCCCGCGTCGGTGGATTAAAAAAGTCAACGAAACCTCAATGACGGTTTTGTTGGTCAATGGCACCCGAATCGCACTGAAGGGAGCTGACAACCCTGATTGCTATGATGACGAAACAGAAATTCTGACGAATGATGGATGGGTTTACCTCAAGAACCTTCCAGAAGGTCTTGCGGTTATGACATTAAATCCTGAGACTAATCAAGCTGAGTGGCAAACACCGGTTCGTCACATACATCAAAAGTATGAAGGGCCGATGTTTCAACTTAAAAGTGGAAAGGCAGACCTTCTAGTTACCCCCAATCATAGATTTTTGGTTGATACACGAAAGGGTGCAAGAAAATTTAAAACTTTAGATGAAGTAGCTCATCAGGATCGTATCCCTGCCTCGGTGGATTGGGTTGGCGAAGATGACGAAGAATATTCACATGACAAACTGGCATTTTTGGGGTTCTACTTGGCTGAAGGATGCGCGAGAAAAGATCCAGGGCCTAAGAATTCGTATGAGATCACGTTCGCGCAAACTCCAGGTAAAAAGGGTGGAGATAAAGGTGACGTTCGCGCCGAATTTATTGAGGTTTTGAAGCGTCTCGGTGCAAGCTATCACGAACACCCAACTACGCTTCGCGTATATGGAAAGGAATTGTGGGATTTCGTTTGGGGCCTTGGCTTAGCCTGGGAAAAGAGAATCCCTGAACACGTTCTTGACCTACCGCCTGAAAAANTGANNCACCCTTCTTCACTGGATGATTCAAGGTGACGGCATATCTCGCAGAGATGGAGAAAGGCTTCTTTACACCACCAGTCGCGGTATGGCCGGTGATGTTCAAGAGTTATGCATGAAAATAGGGCAGAGTGCAAGCATTGCAGAAAAGAGGCAAGCTCCCGCAACGCTCGCTGATGGCAGGATTATTACGCCCAAGCGACCCCTTTATGAAGTTAGGATTTATAGAAATAAGTTTATCTACTTTAGAGACAGCAAGGAATCATACATAAGTGAAACCCAATATAACGGGAATGTTCACTGCGTAGAGGTTCCTAACCACACTGTTTATGTTCGTAGAAATGGTAAGGCGACTTGGTCGGGAAATTCCCTGCGTGGGGTAGGTATTCACTTCTTGGTCATGGACGAAGTTCAAGATATTGATCCTGACGCATGGAAAAAGGTGCTTAGACCTACCCTGGCGTCTACAGGCGGGCACGCATTGTTTTTGGGCACGCCGAAGGGCTTTAACGTGCTTTACGACCTTTACCTGCTTGGACAAAAGGAGGAAAACAGGTCTTCTGGCAGGTGGTATTCCTGGCAGGTTGAAACTATCACTTCCCCATTCATTCCGGCAGAGGAAATAGAGGCAGCTAAGGCCGATATGGATGCTAAGTCATTCGATCAGGAGTTTCGTGCAAGCTTCTTGACCATGTCGGGTCGCGTCTATCATTCCTTCGATAGAAAGATACATATTCGTAGTTGCGCCTATAACCCGAACTTACCTATTTGGATTGGGCAGGATTTCAACATTGACCCGATGAGTTCTGTCGTCGTTCAGCCCCAGGAAGATGGAACGGTTTGTGTGATCGATGAAATAGTTCTGCGCGGCTCCAACACAGAGGAAGTTTGTGATGAGATCGAGCGCAGATATTGGCGCGATACAAAGAAGATTGTTCTATTCCCTGACCCCGCAGGCGCATACAAGCAACACGCCAGGGGCGAGACTGACTTGGAGATATTCAGGGAACGCGGAATAAAGAATCAGCGTTACCACCGCAAGCATCCACCTATCGCGGATCGTGTTAACGCGGTCAATCGTATGTTTAAGGCTGCTGACGGTAAGGTTCGAATTTACGTGGACCCCAAATGCAAGCATCTTATCGAATCGCTTGAACAAACGCTCTACAAAGAGGGTGGTCGCGAGATCGATAAAGATGCAGACGTTGAGCATAGTGCTGACGCTTTAGGTTACTTGATTCAGTATCAATTCCCTGTTCGTAAGATCGAAATAGTTGGCGTGTCAATTTAACTTGTAAATAAGTCACAACTGACTTACAATTATCCTATGAGTTATAACGAAATGCATCAAAAGAAACTTAAAGAGTTTCTTCAACGCAGGCATCCTGAATTTAAGATTAAGAAGTCCCATTGGGAATTTCTTGAGGCTTCGTATGATGGTGGTCGCGAGTGGTTCGAGCCGAATATCTTTCAATATATTAAAGAAGGCAAAGAAGAACACGCAGACCGACTAATCCGCGCTTACCGTTTTAACCATACCCGAGAAGTCGTGGACTTGGTTGATAAGCACCTGTTCAAACAGGAGATTTTCAGGAGCGAAGACGCTCCNGAATCAGTAAANANATTCTGGNTATCNTCAACCATGAACTCATTAGGAATTAAGGATTTCATGCGCCGCGCCTCAAATGGTTCTTCCATTTTTGGTCGCATTTGGATTGTTGTCGATACCACACATGTAGGCCAAGCGATATCGATCAAGGAAGAGAAAGAGCAAAAAATACGAACATACGCCTACACCGTAAGTCCTAAAAACGCCTTGGACATGAGCTATGACGAGTATGGCGACCTTAACTGGATCTTAATTAATGAACAGGTTAGGGACGACGAAGACCCGATTGAATCCAGCGGTGAGTTGGTAGAGCGTTTTCGCTTATGGACGAGAAACGAGTGGACGTTGTTCACGCTAAGAAAGGAAGGGCGCAAGGTTGTAGTTGACCAAGATGGACCATACCGGCACGGCCTCGGCGTTGTTCCTGTATTCGCCGCAGACAATGTCATTAGCGATGAACCATATTCTTCGTCTGCACTGATCGATGACGTGGCCTATATGGACCGCGCAGTTGCGAATTATCTCAGTAACTTGGATGCCATCATTCAGGATCAAACATTCAGCCAGTTAGTTATTCCATCTCAGTCTATTCCTCCAGAGGATCAGGACGACATAAGGGGCGCGTTGGTCACGATGGGGACCAAGCGCG